TGACCCACTGCGAGATCGGAATGGCTATACTTTTAAGTGGAGTATTTACTGCTTCTCTTTTTTTTATTATCGCCACATTCCTAATACCTGACGAAAAACCGAAGAAAAAGAAAATCCTAAATACACGAAAACGTGAACGACAAATTACTTGAATAGAAAATGAATAGAATAAATTGGAGTCGTCTTCCCGCAGATCCAAATGGATTTAGTTTTGGTGATTTGCAAAAAGCCTATCGACTGCTTTATAAGCGCTTAGAAGAATGTCGCAGAATGAAGGGGGCTACAGAGACAGTTCTAAAAAAATCAGTCATGACAGAGCGCGAGGCAAAGAAAGTAGCCAAAAGTGCCAGCAAGCAGCTGATAACGATTACCAAGAAGCAGAAAGCAAAAGAAGAAGCCGTTAAAAGTGGATATTGGAGTGGGGCATCAGCCATTAGCGTAGCCCTTACCTATGAACTTTTCAAGGCTGGAGATGCATGGCCGGGAGGATCGTCCTTCAAAGAGTTCTGGAGCCATGAAGCGATGGTCTCTACGATGACATTTATTTACACCACAATTTTCGCATGGGCATACCGTTGCGCCCACCCAGACAGTCGATAACAGGAAAACAATGAAATGTCATTAACGATCACGAATTCTCGCCTTGAATTACAGTGCTTCCCCGTGGATGTGACACTGTCAGATGGCAGCACGGTGATTCCAGCTGATGAATATGTTACGTCGGTGGCAGTAGGTTACACAGCTACCGACGACGATGGCACCACATCGTATACGGACGGCATTGTGTCCCTTTCTGCTCCAGAAAGTAAAGACCCCTCTTCCTTTACAGCATTTGCATCGCTGGAAAAGGCGTGGGGGGATGCCATCGCAGAACAATGGCGCACAGACAATGACGTAGACGCGAAGCTGGCAGCGGACATCGAAATAATTAAGAAAAGGCCTAAGATTATCCCCCTTCCTTGGGATACAGCCTAAACCAGTGGACACGGGCGCGTAATATGTAATATTCGGGGAATAAGAGAATAAATGGGTCTCGCCCATCCAAAGGAAGAAAATGATGAAAAAGATCATCCTTAGTCTTATAACCCTTTTGTTTACGACTTCTATAGCCGCCTCGCAGCCTTCGATAGACATATCGGCACACACTAGACATGTCTGGCGCGGTCAAGCGGGACCGGACGCTATCTCCATACAGCCAGATATACGAATTCCCTTGTCCAGCAATGGGACCAGTGTGGGCCTTTGGGGGCAAGTGCCCATCCGAGGCGACGCGACAGAGATAGATCTTACCGTTGCACAAGACATTGGCAAAATAGGCACGCTTACTGCAACGGCATATTACTACGACGGCCCCTTTCTTGAAGTAGACAGTCACGATGTAGAGGTGTCATTCGCTGCGTCGTATGAGGGGGTCGATCTAATGGTCGGCTATTTCGTTTCTGGCGATGCAGTCAAAAATGATAAGTGGCTTCAAGTAGGATACGACATAGGCGGCTTTGGCGTATTTGCAGGCGTAGGAGACGGCAATTACATAACGGATGACGATGATATGGGGCTTGTCGTTATAGGCGCTGAAATCGAATTAGAGGGCGGCTATGGAGCATCCTTCATGTATAATGCAGACACCGAATCGCCCTTCCTCATTGCAAGCAAGAGATGGTAATGGAGGGTCGTAATTTCAAAGCATATGTTCGTCCTCTCATTGCCTCCGGACTTACGGTGTGCGTGGTAGCTGGTGAATTAGCCGGTAGTGGCGTATCGGGTGAGTTCATAACGCTCTATTCCATGATCATGGCGTTTTATTTCGGCGAAGCAGCTTCAGAAAAGGCTGACAAGTGACAGTTCGGCTTCTCCCTGCCCTGCTTTGCTTCGGCTGCGCTACGGCCTCTATTCCAGAGCGGATACAAATGTCGCTCAATCCCCTATCGACGGCTATCGTATCCGTGCACCAAAAGACGGACAATCTGAAAGCCGAGGCCATAGCGCAGACGAAAAAGATAAATGTGATTTCAGGGTCAGTGGCTAAAGTCGAATCCACATCGTCTGAAATACTGGTGCTGATAGACTCTTTGAGAGCAGAAATTGAAAAAGGCAAGAATCAAGTGCCGCAGCTGATCAAAGAGCGCGTAGTAGAAAAAGTTCAGCGCTTTGAGTCAGAAGTGAAAGTAATGGGTGGGCTGTCCATTGAAAGACAGAAAGACTTATTCAATCGCATCAACGCACAAAAAGATGCATTGAATCAACAAATGGAAAGTATTGCCAGTCGGCTTGATAGTCTCAAGTCAATGGCCAATCCTTTATCGTTTATGGATAACATAGCAACAGCAGGCCTATTTGGTTGGGTCGCGCTGTTGGGTGCCATATTAACCAAGGTGCTTCGCAAACCTTCAACGGGGAGAGAGTAAGATGACCGAAGCAACAACTGCCGACCTTCAGGCGGCAATAGAGAAGCAGAATCGTATCATTCAGAGCTTGATCCAGCAACGCAACAAGGCACTGGATGACGTAGTGGTAATGCAAGCAGATCTTGCTATGCTGCAAGAGCGAGTCAATCCCACTAATGGGAATCCTTCGCCCGACTCCATCGAAAATCCGGACGGAGAGGATATTGAATAAGGTCTTGTTTAATGCCCTCCGATTCGACCCCCCAATATCATAGAGAAATCGGAGAGATAGCGGGCAAATTAGATGCGCTGATTCGTCAGGTTGACGACATAGATCGCAAACTAGATGAGTCAGCGCACTACATTGCTCGCATCGAGATCCACGAGAAGCGCATCGAGGCGATTGATGCGTGGCGCCAGAGTTTATGGCACCGCACGGCTCTCGTAGTAGCTGCGATGATGGGGTCTATTCTCACTGTATATACCATTACAATAAACACAGTTAAAGAATGGCTTATTAAATGAGTGCATCCAATGGGAAGTGGGAGTTAGGCGTAGTCTCCTTCTTCGATTCCTTTGAAGATTTCGACCAATTTACACGACTCGGTTCGGATTACACTACACTGCCCTCGGCCAATAACGCAACGGGCGATATAACGCTTGATAGTACCATCTCTGCCAACTACGCCGCCGCTCCGTTTTATTTATTTACGGAACCTACATCCAATGGCGCTCAGTTGAAGGGTGCTGAGCTTCATATGGGGCCATCTTCTCATGCGGATAATGATGGAGCCATAGCTCGAACGCACGTTACCACACTATCCAACAATGTGATGTCGGGAATTCAGCAGGGACAATTTAGCGTTTCTACTGTGCCCTATGCCAAGTTCAACCAAAACGATCCAGTTATTATACGCACTGTTCCCCACGGTTGGACTCCTTCTGTTAACCTAGAAACCGCTAAGTGGCAGGTATATCCAGTCCGGCGGTATGATGACAGATATATCAATGTCGCTATCGCTGGAGGAAATGCTGTTACCGTTGACACTACAACGGCCTACGCGTATTTCAACCAAAAAGCAGTGCGAATGGCCGTAAATGATTCAAGCGACAATAGCAACCGAGTGATCAAGCGCACCACGCCCATTAATAGCATCAGTGCCCATATCCCCAAGTACCGCTTCAGCTATTATTATCGTTTAGCCAAGGCTAATCCGCGAGCGACTACTGACATATCGCTTACCTCTATGTCAACGGCTAACCCCGCTCGTATACACCTTCGAGCTATGTCGGCAGATGGGAATGTGCTTGCTGCGCTAACTGGAGAGACAGTAGGGACAGTCACATACAATGCATCCTTATTGGGAAGCAGCACCGACGACCTAAAAAGTGAATTTACATTAGCAACAAAAACATTTGGGTTGTACCAAACTGGATCCTCTACGACAGACAGTCCAGACTGGAACATGTCTACCACTACTACGCCGAGCACCAACCCCAATGATAAAGCCGCTCTGCGAATTAATCGCATGGAAATACAGATGGCCCTGCGTTCTGGTGTCAATGCGGCATTTGATGTCGATGATCTGATGATAGAGCATGCAGCTGGAACATCGCATGAAAACAATGGATACTACGAAATGGCAACGTATCCAGAGCAGGGCTCATTGCAGTGGAATTTTAGACGGCCATCCACACGGAACAGTTACACGGTCAACAATACAATGCGCCGAGCAAAAACGTCAGGAAATATGAAGCCGAAGCACATTATCAGCGCGTCGTTTGTTAATGTGCCCAAGCAGATGTTTTACGATATGCGCACTCTAATGGGTTGGCAAGATCGAGGGCACTTGATCTCTTTGCGCCCATATCATAGTGGGCTTCCCAATGTATTACAAGGCATCATATCTGTAGATAATTTTTCCAACCAGATGTGGGATCTGGGGCGAGTGACGTTCTCTTTAAAATTTGAAGAGGCATAATGGCAACCTATGCCTCATGGCGATCAAGCGCATTAGCAGGCGGCAAAGTAGCCTTATCCAATATTACGGATGCAACCAGTGCTACCGATGTGAATGGCACCGACTGCGACAAGACTTACTGGGAAGCCAATGCTTACGATCAGCTATACAGTATGTTCACGCTCTTTCCAAGCAATCCAGACAAGGGCGTAGATGGTGACTTGTGGATCAATTACGATGCCACCAGCAATGCCGATTCCAAGTTAGTATTCCAAACCAACAACAATGTTAGCAGCACTAATCCTGAGATCCTTTGGGACGCCTCTGAGACTCACTTCGCTTTCAATAATGCAGTTAAAGTAACAGGCACGCTTCAGGCCACAGGTAATATCACCGGAACCTTTGCTGGGACATTGGCCAGTAGCGCGACGTCCGGCATTACATCACTTGGTACATTGACTGCCCTTCAGGTAGACAGCGTCAATATTAACAGTTCAACGATATCTAACTCAGGCGGCTCCATCCTTGTTGAAGGCACCACCTTCAATGGAAATGACGTTACGATTGCGGGAAACCTTACGGTCAGTGGAACACAGACCTATTTAAATACGGCAACACTTGATGTCGAAGATAAAAACATTCAGGTAAACAAGAATAGCAATACTGCCAATGCCATAGACTCTGGCCTCACTATTTTGGGCGATAGTAATACAGAAGTTGGGTATTTCAAGGTCGGCTCGACTGGCTATGGAAACCTATTACTATTTAAGGCACCAGCAGGCGAGCAGTTTAAAATCAACGCTACTGCCGCTGCGGAGACGATTACAATTGGCGGTAGCCTGAACATCGAAGCCGATTCCAATATCAACCAAGACGTAACCACAGATGCATCGGTGACGTTTGGGCAGTTGGATGTAGACAATCTGCAAATTGCTGGAAATACCGTTTCATCTACAGACACCAATGGAAACATCCTCCTTGATCCCAATGGTGCTGGAACGGTTAAAATAAGATTTCAAAACGGAAATTATTTAACGGTACCCAATGCTGACGGCAATAGCGGTCAAGTCCTGTCTACAAATGGCAGCGGCACGCTCTCGTGGATTAATTCGACAAGCTCTACCCTATCGGCCTTAACCGATACAACCGTATCCTCCCCCGTCGATGGCCATGTGCTCATTTACGACCAACAGACTTCTGCATGGCGCAACAAGGAGGTCACAGGCGATATATCCATCACCGATGGCGGTGTAACAGCTATTGCCTCTGGCGTGATCGTCAATGCGGATATCAATTCCAGTGCAGCCATAGCGGATAGTAAATTAGCCACCATCACCACAGGCAATAAGGTCGCGGCTAGTGCTATCCAGCAATCCACCAACAGTGCTCTCGAAAACAGTTCGGGCCTGCGTATTAAAGCGAACTTTGCAGGGTCTGGCTTGTCGATGACGTCGGGAGGTGGCAATCAAACCATAGACATCGCATCGGGTGGCATTTCTACGGCAATGATAGCAGATGACGCTGTAACTGCCGACAAGATTGCCGATGGAGTGCTCCCTTCGGCATACAACTACTGGACCTTAGCTGTTGGTGGGACCAGTGCCAATGTGTTATCGGGTTATAATGTCTATTTCGCTGCTGGCAATGGATTGGATATCACTTACGAAACCAGTGTTAGCGGCGGCACAGATAAGCTCATCACCTTCTCCCACGAAGACACATCGTCACAAGCCAATGTAGATAATTCGGGAACGACGTATATACAAGATATTACGTTCGATACTTATGGACATGTGACAGGTGTGACATCAGCCGACCACAGCCATTCGGGGTATTTAGCTACGAGCGGTGGTGCATTAACTGGAGTTCTAACCAGTAATTCTGATGTAAATATCAATTCCTCCCTGCTTTATGTTGCGACAGGCTATTCCAAGGTCGGCATCGGATATACTCCTTCAAGTGGTGGCGGCAAGCTGGAAGTATATGGAGGATCTAGTTGGGCAGATTCGGGTGAATCATTAGCCAAGTTTCGCTCTTCAGGTTCTGACGCACGGATACATATTAATTCGACCTCCCCATCGGGCACTTTTAAAGCCTACACGATATACGAAGATGGTAATACCTCATCCAAGTTCTCCACCGGCCTTAGTGGCGGTGCATATAAAATAACGACTGGAACTACCCTATCGGGCACGGAGAGACTCAAAGTCGATAGCAGTGGAAACTGGGATATTGGGACAACGGGAACGGACTATAACCATAATTTCCATGGTGATACAGGCGCGAAGTTCTATTGGAAGTGGTACTCCGGCGGCGGCATAGATAAATATAATTACACCAAGCTTATCACGCCGGGTGGTGCTGCGTCGTTTACGTTGACACACCTTAATTGTTCGGGAAGTGAACTGTCAGGCGGTGATTATGTCCTTGTTGTAGGGGGTGAAATCCAATGCACTTCAGTTGACGAGACGTCAGACTCACGCGTAAAGACCAACATCAATAATATCGATAGTGCGCTGGATACAGTCACTCAACTGCAGGGAGTGACCTTCGACTGGCAAGACAATGAAGACCTTGGATTTGATACTCCACCGAACGGCGATAGAACGCAATTTGGCTTAATTGCCCAAGATGTAGAGGGTGTCCTTCCTGAAATAGTGAATTCTCAGGGTGATGCAATAAAATCAATTAAAAAGTCAAGTATTATCCCTTTTCTTATTGAAGCGATCAAAGAGCTTAAAGAAGAAATCGAAACCCTGAAAGCGGGTTCGTGATACTTCCATGGTGGATGCTGCTCCCCATGGCCGTAATCAGTAAAGCAGTGTGGTATTTATCAAAACGAATGAACGGCCAAGGCCATAGGGGCTGGAACCCGTTCGATTGAAATTGAGGAACTTAAAATGGGTTACATGGAATACATAGCAACTATTGTAATATTGACCGCTACGTGCTTCGATGCGCTACGCGATGCGTGGATGCGCTCGGAGGGCTGGTGGAAGCGACATACGGTTAAGTGGATCAGCTTTTATCTGCCGCTAACCTTTATCATGGTCATGCATATTGGATGGCAATGGTGGGGTCCGCTGGCGTTGATCAGTTGGGTCGTTTGGCGCATGTCGCTACGCTACATCGGGGGTGTAAAATGGGAGTCGATGTGGGTCCGATGGATTAAGAATGCCATCGGCAATCGATGTAAGTGTCCGTGAGCGACACGGCGGTAGATCATTATGTGAATTGGGATTTGGCGAGAGAGCAATTGCTTGATCTCAGTCGCGAGGTAATGAGTGCGATCCGCGTATGTGACGTGGCTATGCAGGCTGGAGACAGCACACACAAAGAAGATCTTCTGGCACGAAAGATGATAGAGATCTTCCCTATGGACGCCGAACAAGTCAGCAAGCTTTCCGCATTCTATGTAGAGCTTGTAAATGCCATTTCACAGCAAAGCCAGTATCTCAACAGTAATGAGATCAATAGAGAAGTAACCGAGGATGCCTAAATTTGACACCTTTAAGTTCGGCACAGATAAATTTGGCACCTACGCCGCGACTGTTGCCGACCCTCCAGCCCTCACTACGGCGGGAGGTGCTTCGAGGCGCGATGATTACATCCGAATGCCCTCAGGTAAGGTCGTGGTTTTATCCCACGGCCTTACCGCAGGCGACCAAGCGCTTAAGGATACCATAACCGCAAGCCTTACTGGGGCTGGTGGAACGCTGGTTAGAGGAACTGACGTGATTACACAAGCACTTAAAGATGCATTAGAATCGCATATTGTAACCTATGATTTGAAGTTCTTTATCATGGATAACAATCAGCGATGGGTTGATTTTACGGATCGCGGTGAGTGGCGCGGACGTAATCAACTTCGCAAGGTTGGAAGCCTTACGTATTCCTCACAGCGTCTTCGAGGCGAATTACAGCAAAAACTGTCATCTGTCACATTGGATAACTCGGATGGATTTTGGGAAAGGCCCCTTCCAGCCGAGTTAAAAGCGTCATACGACGAAAACTTCAAACAAGTGTATGACAGTTCCAACAATAGGCCCTATGCTGCAAGTTTCAGTGTGTCAGCTGGAGGAAAAGAAAGCGCCTTCTTTCGACGTAAGGCTGCGCTGCGAGTGGAGTTTCTTCTTGCTGGAGACGAACAACCCAATGTGGTCACACTGGGCATCTTTATTATAGAAGACATTAGAACTAACAACCAAGATAAAAGTGCCACACTCCGACTTGCGCCTCTTTCCAATGCGCTAACTGAAAGCCGTGCCGGCAATGTAAAAAACGGCACTACGCCCTACATGAATCGGTCGCCACATTTTCTGACACGAGAGCTACTTCGCAAGGTATACAATGGCACCGATACCAGTGGCAATGATACAGGTGATATTCCTAGCTCGTGGTTTATACAAAACGACACAAGCTTTGATGTCCCAGAAGATTCGACATCAGCATGGGTCTCGTCGTCTTTTGGTCGTCCACCAGAAGCTTACTCTGACTCTACTGGCACTGACCAAGGTTGGGCTGATAGTCATGGGCGCATATGTCGCGCCATGGTCGCATGGGAATACACAACGGGGACAATAGCTACAACGGTAGGTTCAACGACCATAACGGGAACGAGCACCAGCTGGTCCTCGTCAACCAGTGACCTTCATAATAAAATTAAAGTGGGCGACGCTTTAATTATTGGAAAACAATACGCCAGCGGTGACAATGCGTCTTCAGATGGCAACAATGGCTATTTCACGATATCGGCCATCAATAGTGCGACCAGTATAACACTGGATCGGCCCGTTGAGGGAACAGCCGATGAAACCGGATTAAAATACAGTATTGTTCGTGTATATATGGGCCTTGATAATAGCTTGTGGGAATACAACATTGCCACAGATCGGCACCGTGAACTTACTAATTCATCTACTAATCCATTGGATACCACCAATGGATACAAGATTCGCCGTCTTTGGGTAAACACTGGAGATACAGATTACCCTATTTATGGAGCGGCTGTCAAAAGCGACCCGTCTGAAGCATTCGAGTTGGGATGCAAAGTCTTCAAGTTTCGCTGGAACGGCACTACGCCGGAATTCAGCGTCACTGCGACCATAGGCGAAAGCTCAAATCGCTTTTATATGGGTGATACGTTCGTCCGTGAAGCGGATCAGATTAGGCATTCACCGACACTTTACAATTACAAAATTGGGAAGTGGCATGAAGATACAGCGTACCAAGATGGTTCAATAGACCAAGTGCCAATCACTATACCATTTGAGCAGACTCTTTCGCAGTGCTACGATAATTATGGCAAGACCATCAACGTCTATAAGCAGCAGAGCACCGATACTAAGACAGCGTATGCAGTAGAGCAGACAATTAACAATACAAGCAATGCCAAAGACGTTGATATAGTTGATGTTCGAGATGCTGGCGTGAACGAAGGTCATTGGTCTGTGGAAGGAGAGCCTAAGACCAATGCGATTCCGAACAGCCCAACCAGTTATTACATACGAGTAAAGTACACCTATGGCCAGCAAGGTTTCTTAATTCTCAATCCAGATGCAGGCACCAAGGGGACTATCTATTATTGCCGCGCAGACGATACGTCTTCGGGCACCTTTGGCTCGATTGATTTAGGAGATGGGACTTCAACAGATGAAGACGATATACTCGAACGAACATATACTATTTACGCCTACGACATCAATGCAAATTCTCACACTGCACTTTCTGGCTTTGCCACGGATGTAAATAAGGCGGTGCCAACGGCTGTGTGCCTTGGTAATACAAACGATAGCAATGGAAACAAGCCTATTTACATTGCCTTTCACGAATTAGGCGTCAATGAGCGATATGACTCAGCTACCTATGGCGCGAACAGTAAAACGCATTTATATCGATTGGGTTATACAGAGTCAGGTGGAACGGTAACGCACAACTATAAAAGACTATTGGAGTATACAAACATAGCGGCTGGAGGAGGTAGTGCAGCAGATCCAGAGCAGTTATGCGTACTGGAAATGGTCGAGGGTGTTGCTTCAAATAATAATTCGCGCCTGTGTATGTCTGCACTACAAGCCGAAAATATTGATACTGACCAAACCTCTTCCCCTGCCTACCGCATGTGGGTATATGACGATGCGGCGACTGAAAACTCAACCGCCACTGTATTAAATGGATATCGTAGGTCGCAATACCGTCCAACGGGCTTGGCATATGTCAACTTAGGCGGCAGTTCCAATGATCGTCGCGTGATGTTCCTTGAGGATAAGACGGGCCAACTAAAGACGCATGATATGAGCGACAGCACGGAAAGTGGCCAGTCTATTTTTCAGACGATTAGCAACCTGCCTGCCGTCAACACTGAATTTTCTACGATTACACCCATTGTCTGGCTGCAAAACATTAAGCACGCGTTTTGGATCTCATCGCCTACGCCTTCGCCGTTGCGATCTGAGATGGTAAATGGTAAATATTATTTATCCAAGTGGGCCCCTACATACCCTGCCCGTGTAGAATTTGCTGATTTTAGTAAAATGAATACATGGGAGGCATTGGGTTATTTGGCTGAGATAGCCGACTGCAATTACGGCTTTAACCCCGATGGAACATTCTTCTTCAAGCGCAAGCCATCACACAAAAACTCCGCTTATACGTTTACGTCTGTCGGAGCAAATAAGTTAATTTCCATAGACAAGGGGCGAGGACAAAAAGAAATAGTCAATCATGCGACGCGCATACCGTCTATGGCTATCATTGGCGACATAAAAATACATGTCGATGTGATCAATGCGTCTGACTATGGAAAAGAGACCAATGATCGCCATACGCTGTCTGCGATACAGCGAGACATGGATAGAAAATCAATTATTCTTTCATGTATTCAGGGCGGTCGAATCCCGACGTCTACAGACACCATTCACGTAAAACGATCTTTGGCCAAGTTTAAGTTTAAAATAACTGAGCCCAAGATTGAAACGTCATTACGAGCAACGTACAGTGCGTCTTCATATGTCGTAAAAACAATAGACGCTGAAGGCACTCGCTTAGGGTCGGCCCTGACTGTAGAAGGAGACGATGGGGCCAAAGACACTGCATTGGTAGGTATGCTACTGCGCTTTGGGAGTAATGATACCGACATTATCGAGACGCATGATGCCGCATGGCCTGCTGGAGCTTCGGGCGAGGCTACGTTTCCCATCAATGAAATTCAGACATACATCGATGTTAGAAAACACAACACCAACAGTCCTATTACCGATGGCAGCATAGACCTTACAGCCGACATCCAAAACCTAAGTCGGCCTCTGAAGTTCGGAGATGTGATCGCAGTAGGAGATTTGACGCGCCAAAGTGCCGATACGCGCATCGAATACATGACGATACAGTCCATTGACAATGCAAACAAACGCATTCACGTCATTCGCAATAGCCAGTTTAACACAGGCCCTGTCCAGCATCGACCCGATGAAGATATTTACCTTATTCGCAATGGCAGTGAAGTTTATCTTAATGCGCCCTTGAGCGGTAGCACATCATACGCCTTGGGCGATTCGGTTGTCATTGATACGCCACTCAATGACAAGGATTCACTGCTCCTTCCCACAAACGTCTTCGATAATAGCTTTGTGCATTCGGATCGCTACGATGTAGCAGAATTTCAACCGATCTTAGGCGAATACACTCCCATAGGTGGACTTAATACGCCCTACACTACCAATGTAGATCTTCGGTTCTCCATAGACACAACTGCAAACAATAAGGAACTAAAGTTCAGCGAAGGCGATATGGTTCGTATTGAATGTCAGGGCATGACACTCGAACAAGACACAGGATCTGCTCAAGTGGCTGCTGATTCTGTGTCTGTTAACAAGTGGGGCAAGCGCGAGTCGCAGCTGCGCGACAATCCATTTGCCAACATCTTACAGTCTCAGTGGAATGCGCAACGCGAAGTAAGAAACAACAAAGATCCCAAATACACACTGACTGTTTCTACCCTTCTGGCACCGTGGATCAATCTGATGGATGTAGTGACGCTGCAAGATCAAGAAGTGTTGCCAAGAAGCAAACAGTTTTCTGAGGATTGTTACATATCCAATATTTCATTCAACCCACAAACTAATGGGCTGATGAATCTGACACTGCGCTCAATAGATAGTTATTAGTAGCTGTCCTTGCGATGCGAGGCCAGCACCTTATTGCGCGACAGTTTTCGTAGTGCCATCCAATAGATCTGCCGCACTCGCTCTCTAGTTAAGCCTAGAGATTTGCCAATATCTTCTAAGACCATCGCAGGGCCATCTATCCCGTGATAGCTCTGGACTATAAACCGCTCGCGTAGTCCATCGATGGAATTGACTACCTCCCTAACGTCCAGTAGCAACTCAGCATCAACCATTGCATCGTCGCTCGGTTGAATTGTTTCGTCGCGTATAAAGTCGCGCAGCGTCGTTGAGCCTTCCAAATCGTTGTCGATAAAAAACAAAGGCATATCAAGAGAGGTAATTACTGAGGTGTGGGCTATATAGGCTTCGACAAAATCCTTGCGCATCTCGCTCAGTTCAAAGCTCTCCCTATCTGTGAGGTGTCTACCTAATGCCTGCTCAAGTGATTTCTTTTCCTTCTCCATTTTGCGGATTTTATCAATAAACGATTGAGAAGGAGTTATCGTGTAGGCTTGTATCAGTGCACTAATAATCGTGTTGCGAATCCACCACACGGCATACGTGATAAACTTACAGTTGCGACTTGGGTCGAAGCGGGTCATTGCCTCCATCAACCCTACCATGCCCTCTGACATCAGATCATCTACAGCTAAAACTTTACTGCGTCGATCATATGACAACACTACCGTCGCTACAAAGCGCACATTAGAGCGCATTATCGCATCTTGCAGGGTGTCTATTTTTGGACGTGGACCGCCTACGTTTTCAAGAATGCGCAACTGTGCAAATGAAGCGCGTTCATCGGGTCGCGTCATGGGAGGCAGATGTCGATAGCGCCGACATAGCCGCGTTATCGCATTTTTTTCACTCTTCTGTATCGGGTAATCCATCGGGCTCTTCGTTATCTGGTAATGCTTTTACTTGGACCCCGTGCAGCAGTCACTCAAGTAGCTATACAGTGATGTTTTCGGTGAGACTGGACTCAGGTTCGGTTATAGCCCCTCCTATTATAGATCCAGCTAAAAACCAATTTATATTGAACAACTCCGCATTATTGGGTGTTCGGTGGTCTGGTATTTCATGCAACACAGGCATCCCCGCCTCATTGCAAATCACTACAAAGCCGATTGGATCTTGCTTCGCCTCTTCTGCAGTGGACGCGTCGGATATTGATAGTGGGTTGATCTTGTCACTGGCTCGTTCAGTCATTCTTCTTCCTCCTCTGTGTCGGTTTCAGGCTCATTAGAATCGGATCCTTTGCCGTAGGTTTCAGGCCCCCCAGAATCATCTTCCTCACCATTGCTGGTATCCCAAGCTCGTTCCATGCTCATCAGCTTAGCACTTTGCTTGAAGTTGAATCCGTGTCGAGCGGCAATCTCTGTCTTGGATAGCACGCCGATTCGATGAAGAATCTCTGACTCCTGTGCCATGCGGATTGGATCTTGTTGCACGACTTCTGGAAACTGGAGATCGATCTTTACATCAACAGTATCTATACTAACGGTTTCAGTGGGAACCTCTTCGCCAACTTGAGCTACGGCATGAATGATTTCGCTCTGTGGAGCTTTAGCGCGAACCATTGGGCCAATCTCATCGGCCAATCGATCATAGCTTTCCATGGTAAAGGTTTCTACTTCTGTTTTCTCTGGCAGTGCTCCCGCCTTGACCTTCTCGCGTAAAACGACACGAAACATGATTTCAAGGTCTTTAAGCCAATCGAACTGATACGAGCGGATCGATTGAGCAAAGGGCGTATCGCTACTGCGGATGCTAGCATACACTTGATTTGAGGGGTCTTGGAAAAGCAGATGCTCTGGCATGCCCACACCAGAGGCGATAGCCAATCGTATCAATCTACCGTCTTCGGTAACATCATCAGCGTTGATCTCAGGCTTAATAACACGCCACTCGACCTGAGGGGTCTCTGTTAAGATTTGACCGCCTACAGGGCCGCGCTGCGCCCTTCCTCCAGCCAGCTTTCGATTACCGCTAATACGGCGCACCCAGACCACCTTAGAGCGTTCGTGATTGAGGATAATCCTATCGGTTATGAAGTCCTCGTAATACTTCAAATAGCGCAATACCGGATACATTAACGGCACTCCGCGCACATCCGACCCTGCGCCCATTTTGACCATCTGAACGAGCTTGCGATTCGACATGCGGCCCGTGCCTTTTGCAACGGCCCCACTGGGCAAAGCCTTCTGCTCGAAATAGTCGATGTCGGCATACCAGTCGTATTTGGCAGAGTCTCTGTCGGTGTCAAATGAAATGCGATTTACAGAATCGTTTTCCATCAGCTTACCGTAGGCCAGTCGCGTTTCTGTATCTTCGGGATGCGTTTGAATAGAGCGTATATCGTAAGGCTTCGTCCGGTCGCGTAAGTGGACGTCGCCTGTAGAGGGATCTATGTAGTAGAAAAAGTAGTGTTCGCCGTGAATGAACTTGCTTTTTACGGCCTGTTTTATACGACTGTGTAATTGATTGGATGAAGCAAACGAGCGCAATTCGTCTTCTATTTCTTGCACCGAACAAGAAATTTCAAGGCCTGTTCCCACTGTATAGTTGGTCAGGTTGGATATGATGGATTTGGCATGTGGATCGATCTTCGCCTTTTGATGGCAGCTTTCCATCACCTGAACCAGCACCGCAGAGTCTTCGTCGGACCCAACGGCATACGATCCGAGTGGACCACCAGCGAAGAATTCGGTCAAAGCCTGCTTGATGGAACTGTCATCCACACTGTCAGATGACACTACAAGAGGCTTCCATCGGCTGTCGAGTAGTTGGGAGGCCTGTGTGGCTAACGTGACATCGCCTGTGCCAAATTCCAACATGCCGCCGCTGGTGTCTGTATATCCCCTGTTTACATCGGCTCCCATCTCTGCTACGGCGTCTAAGACGGCATCATTTATCTTTTCGTCTTGTTCAGCCTTCATCTTCTCTTCTACGTCGCTTCGTATCCGCTCTTCGAGAGCGCCGACTTCAGAAACGACGACTCGTCCAAGCTCTGTTGCTAAGTCTTCAGTGAATCCAGTTGAATCGGTCATAATTTATCTTCCCAGAAAATCTTCTAGGCTCATGGTTTGAGATAGATCGTTTTCTTCTACTCCGAACGAGTCTTCTACGAACCCATCTTCATTGTCGCTGTCCGCTATCGAATCGATGCCCAAGTTTCCATAAAATTCATCTTCTGATTGCTGGTCAAAGGCCGATAGTTCCTCTGGATCGACCATTTCAGAAGCATTGTTCATACAGTTAAAGAGTGCACCCGCTGCGCTTTGGAGGACATCATCCGTCCCCCCTTCCATTTTGACTACTTTGCCCTTTTGTCCATCGAACTGAGCCTCGTCCATTTCCTTTTCGATCCACGTACGCGACTCATCAAAGAAGGTCATTTGTGGCAATATTACCCGCGATTCGTGTAGCGCATCGCGCAATGCGCCCATTGCAGCTGAAGGCTCTCGACTGATTGTTTCCTTGCGGATCATCTCCGGCTTTGAAAAGTCGATCATGACCTTGTTGGATGTTTGATCCACAGAGAGTAGGCCGCAAGGAATGCCCATGCCGCGAATATTGGAGATCATCTGGTGGCTTTGAAAACGGTCAAACGTAATCAGTCCGTCTTGTAAGTTAAATTCTCGCTCGTAAACCAACTGTTCGATGATGCTCATCAGCGCATTAAACGACATTTCACGCTCATCATAGTACCTTCGCGGCTTAATTCGACTGACGAAATCAAACTTTATCTTGGGAATATTAATCTCTCGATATTCCTCATCGCCGGGCATGCGCATCTGCCGCTTCGTAAAGCCAACTGCGTGGCACATAGACATACCCACGGCATCTCTGCGAATCGCTAAGTCAATGTGCATGTAACGAGGCACTACATTAGTGGCCCTGAAGTCGGGCCGCAGCGCGTAGGTGTCCTCATCGATGGCCAGTGGAATAGACGCACCCTTACTTATCGCCCCTTGGATATGTTCTGGACTGCGGAAGTATGGGTTAGTCGCTCCTACGGGGATCGACAGGTACTCCAGCATCGCCCTTTCGGGATTGTCCTTAAAGGCGCGATAGAACTCTATGGGTATTTCAACAATCATTGCATGGCTTCGCTTGTGATTATTTGTCCCTGCTCAAACGCTGATAGCTTTGAGGCGTCAATGATTTCAGGCATAGCTGACGTAGGGTTACCCAGATCGCGAGGCCAGAAATTAAAGAGCGGAATAAAGCGTTCAGACCACTTGAATTCGGGCACCGGTCCTTCGAGATTGGCCCACACAGACCACACGCATATAGGATCTTTTATGCGCCACAAATTGGCCTCTACTATCCTCGACTCATTAGGCTCTTCAACCAGCTGCGCCGATATGTTGGCTATGTGCAGTCCCAGATGATCGCTGCGCCGATTGATATAGCCTGCCACTGCTCCTTCCCATGCGCCCATCGCTTCAGAGCACGCCTTCATCGAAGTGTTAAAGAGAGTAGAAAAGCACTCCTTAGATACAAACCGAACAGTGGCTACGCGGTATTCTTGCCACCGATAGCCCCGCGCTATCGCCCTGCGAGCATTGTCGGCCCGTTCGACAATAATGGTCATTCAGTAACTCGTTGGATGTTCACTGTAGGATCGAAGTTGGGGTCAAGCACTTGCATGCACTCATTTAATTCCTTGCGCGTCTCTGGAGACATCACAGAATGGGCATGCTGCAATAAGATTGCGACTCGATCACGAGCCTCTTCAACGGTCATAATACACTCCTCATTGTGCGCGACGCACGTCAGTGGTAAAGATTCGATGATTGTCGAGCTTTGCGTAGGTAAAATCCACCCACCAAGCTCCAGTGGGTGTAGGAGAATAGCCCTTTTCTATGGCCCATCCCATGCCGTCTGCATCTTCCGGTGACGGATCTAAATAGCAGGGCAACTGCAAATGATATTGCGTGTCCGTGTATTGCTTTCCGCGCTGTGAGATGCGATAACGGGTAACTGGAAAGTCCCACTGCTGATGTGTGTGGCCACTGATAACGATGTCCGCATCGGGCAAGTAAACCGCCTTGCGATTGGCCTGTATTACACCTTTTGTAACGGGCGATGAACCTCCGTATCCATGGGTGTAAAAAGTGCGGATAGTGTAAGTGTCTGACCGTCGCTTGTTCGTTGACATGGGGTTTCGGTGGAGGAGGAAAAAGATCCACCCTTGATAGCCCATCGGCTTTATCGAAGCCCCTTTGTGGCGCAATGATTCGATGGTTCGATTGATAACGTCAGTTTCCAGATGACGCAAAATACTGGTTTCATGATTGCCCTTGGCCCAACCGACAATGTTTTTGCAGTATGGGGTCAAAAATTCCACAGTTTCGTCTATCGCCCGATCAATGTAGTTGTCGGCCATTAGGCCGGGACGCATAGAATTTTTGGAACGACGGGGATCATTTCGGCCTTGCATCATATCATACCAGTCACCTAAAAAATAAATAGGTGAGTTTGTGCTGACGGCTTCCTGTAGGTGGCGCTCTAACATATCGCGCAGGCAATACGTAGAGTCAAAGTGTTGGTCCGATTGGAATAGAACACTTTGCGTCTTCTGTGAATCAGCAACATTGATGTCAGTGCGTATGCATATATTGCTCAATCGTGTAGTGGTATTTGAAAAGCTTTCTTCGGCTTCCATTGGCGAACCTCAACAAGTACGACTACGCAGCTGTAACGGCCTCAAGTGTTTCCTCGGCTTTGGCAGAGTTGACAACCTTGACGTTATCCACATCAAAGGAAAACGTCTTTCCACTAAGATTTAGAGGCTTGCGCTCCCAAAACGGCTTGCTCGTGTAGAATATCCCACGATCATTATGGGCGCGGCGTTTCATTTTCTGCGTAAAATCATTGGTGGTACGGGAAGAAGAAATGACAATAATCAATCCAGCCAAACACATTTGCCCGTGTCTAATGGCGCCAAAGCGGGATTCCTGACGTTGATAGAGGTCTTCATAGGCCTCTCTTGCCGCATCATACTCATCGGCGCCAGTCAGGGCTCGCTTAGATGACCCCGTCCTCTCCATGAAATTGGCCTCATCGATCACCCCTGCCCCAATGCAATAACCAAGCCCCGTAGCAGCCGATCCAGAGCCGGGGAAAATGACTACGTTACGAGGAAAACGCAGTTCGCTCGGATACTGTCGCTTGTCTTGCATGTCAGAGATGTCGATTTGCGGCGGGAAGTAATCGTTAAAAAAGGGAGTATCGAACTTGGGAAGCAGTTCTTTGAACGTAACCTTCTTCGCTTGGTCCTCCGACCGATTCATGCAGTTTATGGAAATGGTAGTATCGAGGTCTAAGTTGTATGGCTCAAAAAATTCGGTGCGAGGCTGAATAAGGAATTCTCTGGTCAGTAGCCAGATGGCCAATGACATTTCAAAATCCTTGCCTGTCCCCTTGGGTGTCTCAATCACCACAGTATGCACATTATGAGCACGTCGAACGGTCACCTCATCGCTTTGGCCATGCACAGTGGGATAAGCAGCAATCGCCTTGCGCTTGGCATGTTCAAACGACAAGGCGTAAACACGAACGGTTTGTAATGTCTTTTCATGTGCTATAAAGGCCACGTCAAAATCGCAACGCATATGCCAGACATCGGCCAATTCTTGGCGCACGGACTCCCAAATCTTGAAGCGGCCAAGGTAGTAATCATCGCGCAATAAGTCTTCGATAGTTACTTCCATCTCCGCGTCTGCTACATCGTCGTTCCACTCTTTGCGAGCCCCGCGATATTTTTCAGCACCTATCTGATCTTTTTCCAAGTCCTCAATGGAGGTCGTTAGGATTTGATCCAGATCTGTCCAGACATTAGCCGTCTTATTCATTCTAACGGGAAGCCATTCGGCTGCGATTTTCCATTGGCAAGGCAATGAAATAGCCAATAAACACTGCGTATAACACAGTTAGAATAGATATGGCAATCGCGGGTCCGATCTTCGCTGGATCGTCCAAGGCTACGAGCATGAGCACAAGTCCAATTAAGGTGCCAAAACCGCCAGAACCCATTGCATATAAGCGAGTTAATCGCCAGAAATCTGCGGTGCCTGTCTTCACATTAGTGAACAAGAGCGCACAGCCAGTCATGCCGACGACGATCAGCAGGGATGGGACATTTATGAAAATTGTCGGATCTTCCATCGCGAGTGCAGACAAAACAAATAGCCCTACAAATCCGATGATCTGTTTGACTTTGGACATATGCAACTCCCTATTAAAAAGATGAAGATAGTGCATAATTAGCATAATATGGCTATGCTTTATATTAATAATATTACAATATAGATGCTATTTGTCCACAATACCATCAGATGATGGCTCTTGTTCTACTAATTGTGATACAGTTTCGCTAATACCGGCAGCTTTTTGCCTTCGTATCATCTCGGTATAGCCAAATTCATTAGTCGGCAAGACCAATTCGTCTTTTATGCGTTTTAAGATGGACACTGCTGCATCTCCCTTAACAGTCTCAGAGACTATGTGCAGTATGCCAGTGACCATCACTTGAGCAATGGCCTGAACAGCCCTTCCCTGCATGATCGTTGCATCGCGCCGAGCGGTCGTTGCTTGATACTGAGCACTTTTGATGATCTGAGTGGCCACTGACTCAATGCGATCAAGAGTCACTCCATCTTCAGTCATCTTATCTTTAGCCATCTCTTTAAGTGCTTCAAGCTCATAGAGAGATCGAACCGAGTCATATAGATCTTCGGGTGAAAGCTCACTTTTCACTTTATCCAAATACTTATTGAATTCCAGTGAATCTTCTGCGGCGTCGCCTGCCGTTATTGCATTTTCAGTCATGGTTTCCCCAGTTAAAAATTCATTGCGCACCAACTCCTCGAAGTCATGTGCGAGTCGATAAGATTTACTGTATGCCCTACCGCCCCAACCGGCATACCAGCAGTTTTGATGTCGATTGCAAGGGCCAAGCCCTGCGTGATCAGTGCGGTATCCGGCGTAGTTGGTGCATCGTCTTTGCTGTCGTGGGTTGATCCAACCGTGTGGATTGTCCATATCGTCGGGAACAAACGTAGGCAAAGCATGGTTGGTGTGATGGCCACAGACCCTGCGCTTGCGCGAGCCATCGTCTTCCAGTAGATATATTTCGATCTGGTTGACGAACTCAAATCGCGGTGGCTTTGTCTCTAACACGTCACGCAGCTGGCGCTCATTGCGCGGACGGGAATATTTTTGTCCGCACGTTTTGAGGCTTTTTATGTTGTTCAGTTCAGCCATGGCGCTTGATAAATGCCGTTACATTCGGGTAATCGCCTGTAGATACAAGATCATGCATCAAGCTAGATTGAGAGAGATACTCGCAGTCTCTGGTGGTGTGGGAGCGGAAGAAGTAGGCCAGTATATTGCTTGAATCCACACTGCACAGACGCACCTCATAGGGGCGCTTGTCCAAGAAAAGATTGTATCGCTTGTTGAAGGAAACATCACACATCGATTCAAGTTCGACTGTCATCTCATCGAAGTGATCTGGAGCTTCTTCGACCACCTTGCGCTTGGCGCGAGGTGCTGTTGCTGTTTTTCGCTTAGCCATGAGAATTGTTCTCCTGTTTGGCATGGCGCAGAATGCGCCAAGCACACGCTTCGAGGGGTCCATGCTCTTCGAGGTTAACGCCGTGTTCATCCAGTAACGCGATAAGCAGATCTACAATACACTTATGAGAGTCCATTCTCGTATCTCTGTATCCGAGCTTTTCATTCTTCCACGATACCAAGTCAGTACTGCTCAAACTCTGTGCCGTCTTAATGATCGTTTGTTTTTCCTCTGGCGTTGCGGCCTGTTCCAGTAATGGATTGATCATATTGGTCTTAGCTACGCCCAACTCGACAATAGACGCACCGTCCTGTGAGTGCTCCTTGTCTGCTCGCCAGAAAAGCATAGCCCTAAACGCAGTTCGTGGAGCAATGCTCAGTCCACCGCTCAGCACTGGAGCAGACACATACTGCTCAAAGCTTTGAAATCCCAGCCATTCAAAGCCTCTCTTGCCGCCCCTGTTCTTGTCCTTGAGTTCGATGAGCATTTCGCCCATTTCCAATGTTTGCTGTTTTACGCTATGGAATCGAGATAGCAATAAGTTGTGTTCGGCCTGTATCTCTTCAGCGAAGTCTTGGCCGCGAAGAGAATCCAAGTATGATTGGAAAATGATTTTAGCGGCACTTTTTAAATCGAAATTGTAGTGCAACTGAAACGAGCGGATACCCATGTTGTGTGCTTCAGTGTGATGGAAGCGACATAGGCTCACCAAGTTTTCCGCATCCGGCCCACCGGCTCCGCGTGTAACGATATGATGTGGATCAGATACTTGAACGATCTCTGGATTAACTGATATGTCCTCGACGTTATTGCCATCGAAGTCAGTGCCTTTAGTGAACTGACAGATGACACAGCGGACCTTACGCACATACTCTCGATACTCTGGCCACTCCCGATACTGTGGGATTGCCGGTGGGAATACGGGTTCTGGCACTTGTTCCACTACGGTGCAGTTGTCGGTGTCTATTTCGGTCACTGGACTACCTCCCCATCAAATAATTGCTTGGCTGTGCTTATAGACGCATACTGCTCATCCGTGAAGTCTTCACCCTTTATGGCCAGTGCTCGCTCTTTTGTAGCAAGTATAATGGCCTCATCTATAGTCCAAACCTCGTCTGTTCCCTTTTCCTTTTCTATCCGTTGTCCTTCTGTGGTAACGACCCAAATGTTACGCTTCAGACGATGCGAAAACATGAACACTTCGCGCTCTTCGATCTTGAATTTCTTTAGATTCGCAAGGCGCTTATCGTAGTAATCACGCGCCTGTATTTTTTCGTCTTCCGCATTAACTATCGGCTTTTCCTTGGGTTTCGGATCCTCTTCTATTGTCCCGTTTAGATTGGTGCCGATGAGATTCAAGCTACGATCCATCAACTGATCGAATTGCGTCCGGTCTTTATCCGATGCTTTTCCAGTATCGATCTTCTTTTCGAGCAGGCGCATCTTCTTCAAGACCGATGCGCCCCCTTTCTTTCTCAGCGTTACTTCTTGTTGCTTGGTAAGGTTCATAGGATTATCTCAAGTTTACGATGCCATCGTAGTCGGCAGCGGTGGCATCGCGGAAGCGGGAAAAATGCCCTTCCATGAATAGCTTTGGAACACCCGCCCCTTCTGTGTCTCTACCCTTGAGCGGAACGATTGATGTTATAGGATCAAGCAGCTGCGACGGTTCGCCGTCCAGTTCACTAGAGTGCTTGGCCTGTGTGTTCTTGCGGAATACGGTGAACGCGTTGTCGGCCAATTGAGGGACCATCTTGGATCCGCTAATCTCATTAAGCGTTTCCACGCGCTCATCATCACTGCCCTGTGGCTTTTTAGGGTGGGCGATCAGAAATACACTGCACTCATTGTAAACAGCGAATTCTTTGAGGGCCTTGGCTACGCGCCCTTGTTCGTGATTCACCTCATTATGGCGAGCGCTCATGGTCAGCATCATCAGATTGTCTACGACGAAGATGCGAATATCGTATTCACGATAGGCCTGTGTCATAATGCTAATCAGCGAATCTATGCTTGGGTCCAAGCTTGGATATGCGACATAGAGCGGCACGTCCGCGATCTGCTCATAGGCCACAGCTAATGTCTCTTGTGTCAGATCTTTCTTGCGCGTTGAGGTGATCGACTGCACATACTGTCTTGCGATCTGTCGTATAGGCATCTCAGCACACCAGAGCAGACTGGGAATATTCATCTTTGCCCATTCTAACAGTTGCTGTTTCATTAGGGTTGTTTTTCCTCGCCCCTCTTGTCCGGTTACGATCCAAAACTCACCATAGTTGACCTTTGCCAGAGCCTCATTGAACAGCGGCCAATGCCATGGTAGGCCAGAGTCGAGTGTGCCCTCCAGCATCAACTCTTCTTG